GATAATTCAGCAGAAGCAGTATGTGGAGTTAAGTTTTGGGTTGCTAATAAACTGAAACCATCAGAAGCGATAGCAACAACTCTATTGTCGCCATTTGGTTGATATTCTAAATTCCAATCATCAATCAAACCATAAAATAACGCAGTCCCATTTGACTGAACTCGTATTTCTCTGTGTGGGATGATTTGACCAGCAAACGGACTAGATGTGTTAAGGGGGTCAAAAGTCCTCAAGCGATTATCTAAAGTTACTGATAATTGACCAGCAGAATATCTATCTAGTTCACGGCTACGCCCTCTATTGCTATTTACCTCAATAAGAAATTCTGAAACATCATAAAATAAAGAACCACCTAAAGTAAATTCAGTATTGTCTAATACACCCGCGACTGGGTCATCAAGAGTGAAGAAAGGTCCACCCAAACTTGATAAGTCAAAACCTATTTCAACAGTGGTCGTTGGTACTGGCATTAGGCACTCGCAAATACAGGTCCAGAGGTTCTTTCGTATTTCTTAATCGCGTCCACAATGTCTTTACCAATTTGTGCGCCATTAGCACCCATTCCGGCATTAACAGTTATTTTTATATTCGCTGAACCTCTTGAACCCATGCGATTATTAGGGATTATTGAACCACTTGTTGATGGATTAAATATTTCAGGTCCACGCTCACCAACAATGTAAGGGAATCCTGACGTTACTGGTCCACCATTAGCCCTAAAGCCCATAACTCCAACTGATGGCACATTTAAGTTTTTACCTGTGAAGCGTTGAGGTGTCGGTGGGTTTTGTGTAGGTGCTTTCTTTGGAACTACTTTTGCTTTTGTAGGAACAGCAGTAGTCGCACCCTGTGTAGCATTAGCGATGGCTGCCGCGATAGTCGCTGCTGAGTTATTCAATTCAGAAATTAAAGCACTAACTAAACTTTGTGCCGCATTAACACCAGCAGAATAAAATTGGTCGGCTAAGCTTGTAGAAACAGTTTCTCCTACTGTTTCAACACTTGCAACTAGAGTATTAACTTGTTGAACTATGGTCGCGCCACCAGCGATAATTTCATCAGCGATTACAGTTCCAGCATCATATCCAGCATTAGCGATTTGAGTTATCGCTCTTTCGTTCAATCCCATAGTCAAAAGTTGTTGAATCTTGCCACCAAAAGCTTTTGCTTGTTCTGCTTGTAGTGTTAATGAATCTAGAAATGTTGAACCCTCTGCGATAGTCGAGAAACTTAATACATCTGTTATTGAACTCTTAATAGTGGACTTGAAGGAGGCATATTGTTCTTTAGCAGCGTTGAGTTTTGTTCGAGCCTCGTCTAAAGCGAAAGCAAAGTTCTTTTGAACTACGCCTGCTAACTCTTTAAAAGATGATGCTAATGTGGCGTTTATTTTTGGTGTGCCAGCCATGATTTTTTGTATTTCACTCAAAGAGTTCCTGGCTAAGTTAGTTGCGCCTTCGATGGATTGTGGGCTGGTTCCGGCAACGAACTCTGCATAATTTTTATTTGTTTCAGTCAGAGCGTCAGTATTACGCTTCAACTCTTCTTGTGTTTTCGCTAGCGCGTTTTGCGCTTCTTCGGATTGCTGGAAACCTTTAGTTTGTTTTTCTAATAATTTTTGTTGTTCTCTTTCTCGTTGAGCGACCCTAGAGGCAGCAGGTGTAGCATTGGCTTTTGGAAATTGCGCGCTTGGTGCTTTACCTTGTAAGAAATCTATAATCCATCTAGGTAAAGTTAAAATACTACTTGCGATTTCTGTAACTATTGTCGCAGCCAAGCCTTTGAATGTTCGCTCACTTGCGTTGGCTGTAGTGATTAGTTCAGCAGTCAATGCACCTAAGCCTTCAATTATTAAACCAACTTCTGTTCCGATTCCTTTTAACTTCTTGGTTGTTGTATCAGAAGTCACTCCAACTTCATTTAAAGCATCATTGACAAGTTGTATTGACCTTAAAAGTCCGTAGCCAACTTCTTCTTTTAATTCACCAAAACCTTGTCTTAACTTAATTATTTGACCTTCAGGTGTATCTAATAAGCTTTTGTTGAAACCCTTGTAAGTTGAATTTAAAACTTCAATAATTGCAGTAACGCGCTCTGCTTCTGTTCCGCTCTTAATTTGTTTCTTAGTGGCTTCATCTAGCACGAAACCTGTTTTTGTCAAAGAAGCAAAATTACCTTGCAAAGCCTGCGCCAGTCCATTAGTCATAGACTTGAAATCTTCAGCAGATGCCGCAGCACCTTTTTCAGCAGTTACATAATCAAGGATTGCTGGAGTTAATTGTTCAATGGTATTTGCAGTTAAATCAAAGGTGGCTAATTGAGATTGAGCGACAATGATGTTTTCTTTTGTAACAACACCGACTTTTTCTAACGCATTAGCTTGTTTTAATAATAAATCTACCTGGCCATTAGTAGCCCCTCCAGTAGTTATAAGTATTTTTCTTAATCTGTTTTGTGCTGCTTCAAGTTCAAGGACACCCTTAATAGATGAAGTGAAGAAACGACCAATTTCCCTTGCCCCAAAAGTTGCAGCAATAGTTAAGCCTAGTTTTTTTAATGAGCCAGTGAAAGAATTAAAATTATCTTGTGTTTTCTTTGAACTCGCCTGGACTCCAGCAAGTTTAGACTTGATTGAGTTAATGTCTTTAACAGCCTGGTTAATACCTTTAGCGTCAAAAGTGGAATCAATCCTGACGTTAATTGCCATTTATGCTGCTTTCTGTTGCAATCTTTGATTACCTTTTATAATCGCTAATGCTATTGTCTTTTCAATCTCCATAGTAATGGTGTTTTCATATTTTTCAACGGCTGAATAAATGTATCTAGAAGCTTTTCCTCTACCTGTTTGACTTAAGGCTTCAATCATAGATTTACCTTGACCACTTAATCTATGGTCCATGATTACGCTACCTTTAACATAAGACCTTGAAACACCTGAAGTCCTGACTTTATTTTTTCTACCAGCCATGTCAGCGATTTCAACACCAGCGTTTTCAACTGAAATAACAACCAAAGCCTTTTGCATACCTCTACGACTTCTAGAAGTATTAAGTTTAGTTTTAATTTTAACTGGACTCGTAGGCCAGGCAGTCCTGCCACCATGCTTGAATCCTCTTATCGGTGGATAGGTAGGAATATTACTTCTAATGGCAGTGGTAAGTGGACCAGCGACTTGTGCTAAATCAAGCCGTAATTCTCTAACTAATTCTTTGTCAAATCGTGCCAGAGTGTTCAAGGCTTCTCTTAATCCTTTGACTTCAACTTCAATCATTAGTCCTCATTTGTTGTGAGTTTTTCCAACGCAGATACATTCCGATAGTAAATAACATTCTATCGCTTTCTAGCATCAATAAAGATGGAGCGATTCCTGTTTCTGTTGCTAAGTACGCTATGTACCAATGTGCGCTAGAGTCTCCTAGCCCCACTATTTTGGGCTTTTGTCACTCACTTCAACTGATTCAATATCATCTAACCAAGAATCAAAATCTTTTTTTGTTTCGTTATTTCTTTTTTCACTGTGCCAGGCTAAGAACAATAGGTCAGTAATCTTGAACTCGTCTTGGAGTTTAGCAACTGACCTATCATACTTTTCTTCAAACGCAACTAGGTCTTTCGCAGAGCAAATGATTTCTTTTGGTTCACTTGCGTTATATGTAACGCGCAGGTTTAGTTTCATATTTAAACAGTTGTCCCTCTTGTAACAGTTCCAGTTGTTGGCCATGTTACAGATAAAGTTGCGATATCGCCAACGCTTGAAGCGAATGGTGAATATTGAGTTACTAAACACTCGGCTGTGTACTTAGGTTGTGTTGCAGTTACTGTTGCTGATGCTGATTGAATAATCACTGTGGCGATAGAGCCAAGTAATGGATTTAATACTGCATCAACTGAACCTGCACCAAAATCTTGCATAAAATTAAGAGTTACTGTGCCACTCTTTAATCCACCAATTCTGGTTCTAAAAGCTTGTCCAAAAGCAGTAGTTTCTACATCGTCTGCTTCTAGTGATAATTCCACACTATTAAGATTTGTGCTGAAGTCTGTTCCAGCAACAGTAATCTTATAGTCTGTTGCAGCAAATTTTGCCATTTTTTCTGTTCCTTTTCCTAGTCTGCGTAGCAGGTCACATTAAACTCTGCTGATAGATATATTACCTCACCTATTGATACTTGTCCGTAGTTTCTCATTTCCGTGACCCGAGTATCAAAAGCTTTTCCTCCAAGAGTTTTATCTCCCTCAATTGCAAGTTTAATACTTGAAGCACCAGTGGACGCACAATAAGCATCCAAGTTATTTTGTGCAGAGCGTTCATCTACACGACCAACCACCACTAAGATACTAAAAGCGTAAGTTTGCATACCTCTTTTAAAAACATCGTCAAACAAAATTGATGATGGAGTAATGAGAGCGATAGGAGGATTTGGATTATCTGGGATTGTTGCTGTGGTTCTTAATCCTGTAATAGTGGCTAATCTAGTAGCCAGCCCACTACGTAAATCAGAAATTGAAGCCATTAAGCAAAGTTTCTCATGCGCTTATACGGCATAACTAATTGCTCAACATCTGGGTCAAGGTTTCTTGAAACTCTTATGGCTCCTAAGTCACCAAATCCTGCAACGCCTAAAGGACTATCTAATCTTTTATAAATTCTTGATGCTTGAATAATACAAGCTTGTTTTATAGCGATAGGTAGTGCTGGCCAACCCCACGTGCCAGTAATTTGTACTAAGGCTTCTCCACCCTCTATTGGCCATAAATAATCACCGATTGCTCTAATGCTAGTAAAAGGCCATGCTTGTCCATCTAATACTGCGTTGAGTGGTTCCAGTTGATAATCATCTGTGTCCCAAGTGACATCAAATTGACCATTACCAGATTCAGAACTTCTAACTGTTACTGTGCCATTAGCCAGGTCATCAACTTGTACTACAAACTCGGTATCTGCCACATAATATCTAGTCGCTGTGCCGGAAGAATAAAAATTACGAGCAGCGTATCCGTCAATCAACCTTGATGCTGATTCAATAGCCATCTCTAATAAAGTATCGTCAATAGCATCAGAAATGCGTAGTGCTGCTTTTGTCTC